TGATGCAAAAGATTTCATTCATCAAGTGGGTGCAGAGCGAGCAGAATCTACAGAATATTATTTAGGTGAGCAACCACAAGCACAATCTAGTATGCAGTCTGAATTTGTTTCGACTGATGTTAGAGACAGCGTACTCTTTATGCTTCCATCTATCATGCGTACATTCTTTGGTACTAAAAAGATTGTTGAATTTGTACCGCATGGCCCAGAAGATATCCCTGTTGCCGAGCAACAAACCAATTATGTTAATTACATCATTCAAGAAAAAAACCAAGGCTTTCAAGTTTTATATGATGCGTTCAAAGATGCCTTGGTTAGAAAGAGTGGTTTTGTCAAAGTCTTTTGGGATGATTCTATTTCAGCATCTACCAGCGAATACACAGACTTAGATCCTGTTTCATATCAAGCCTTAGTGCTTGACCCTAATGTAGAGATTGTTGAAGAATCTGTCACCATGGAAATGATGACTCAAGTTGATCCTCTATCTGGTGAAGAAGTAACACAAGAAATTCCTGCTAAGTACGATGTAACGATTCGTAGAGTTAAAGCCAAAGATCAAGTGTGTATTGAATCCATACCACCTGAAGAAGTTTTAATTTCACGCAACGCGCGCGATCTTGAATCTGCATCTTATGTCGCGCACCGCATGATTAAATCTGTTTCTGATTTAGTGGCTATGGGATACGACCAAGACGAAATAGAACAATACGCAACCCAAAGCTCTAGTGCAGTTGACCCAGAAGCCTTTGATGAGATAGAGGCAAGAAACCCATTTGACAACATGGTGTACCCAGACAGAAATGATACTGGGGCGAAAGAAGTTTTATATGTTGAACATTATCTTTTTTATGACTTCGATGGCGATGGCATAGATGAAAGAATTAGAGTTTGTACTGCGGGTGAGGGTGTGAATGTGTTGAATGTAGAACAATGGGATGATTTACCTATTGCTATGTTCTGCCCTGATCCTGAACCACATACTGCAATCGGTTCGTGTCCAGCGGATTATTTAAAGCCTATCCAAGCTGCAAAATCCCAAATTATGCGAGATACCCTTGATTCGCTTGGACACTCTATCTTTCCTCGTATGGCTGTTGTTGAAGGTCAAGTCAATATTGACGATGTACTCAATACTGATATCGGACAGCCCATTCGAGTTCGCGCCCCTGGGATGGTTCAACCCTTTACAGTACCCTTCGCTGGTAAAGAGGCTTTCCCTGTTCTTGGATACCTCGATGAAGCAAAAGAGAATAGGACTGGTGTGTCTAAAGCCTCTGCTGGCTTAAATGCAGATGCTTTGCAATCAAGCACCAGTGCAGCTGTGTCCGCTACCATGTCAGGAGCGCAAGGCCGAATAGAAATTATTTGCAGACATTTTGCCGAGGGTGGACTCAAACAACTCTTTAAAATTACTAACAACTTAATTATCAAACATCAAAACGCACAGGATGTGTTTAGATTAGAAGGTCAATTTATTCCTGTTGATCCTAGATACTGGGAATCAGATAAAGATATGGTGGTTAATGTAGCTATCTCTAAATCTTCTGATGAAGAGAAGTTTGCAATCCTTGCACAACTTGCAGGTAAGCAAGAACAAATCATGCAAACCCTTGGGCCAAGCAATCCATTGGTATCCATGCAACAATATTCTAATACTTTGACTCGCATGATAGAGATGGCTGGATTTAAAGATCCACAAGCGTTTATTAATACGCAAGTACCACCTATGCCTCCGCAACCGCCTGAGTCACAACAACCTGATGCAGCTACCATGCTCGCACAAGCAGAAGCTATGAAAGCGCAAAACCAAGCGCAGAAAGCTATCATTGATGCTGAGACTGATCGCATGAAGATCATCATGGATGATGATAGAAACAGAGATGAAACTGAAGCACAAATTAGACTTAAAGCAGCAGAATTAACTGCTAAGTATGGCGCACAAGTCAACATAGCAGAGATAAATGCTATTATGGAGCGTGACAGAGAAAACATCAGGCAAACTGCAAAGGATCAAGCTCAAGGACTATTTACTGGCAATGGCAATCAAACTATATAACCTAGAAGTGTTAGTTGACGATCTAGTTTATGTCGGTAGTGATATTAGAGCCAAAAGCCAAGAAGATGCAGTTAGAATACTTGGTATTATTTCTGGTGGCGAAGTCACCGAGGATTCAGAAGTATTAAGCTGTGAGGAGAAAACTTTACACTAATGGCTATTACATACAGGGGCGAAAGGTTTAGTGGTTATAACAAACCTAAAAGAACACCTAATCACAAAACAAAATCACACGCAGTTCTAGCAAAGGTTGGCGATGTCATAAAACTTATACGCTTTGGTCAACAAGGTGTAAGTGGTGCTGGTAAAAATCCAATGACTGCAAAAGATAAAGCCAGGAGAAAGTCATTCAAAGCTAGACACGCTAAAAATATTTCTAAAGGAAAATTGTCAGCAGCTTATTGGGCTGATAAAGTTAAATGGTAGTATAATAAAATTATGGATACATTAATTACAATAATAGTTCTGTCACTTGTTGGCGGTTTTTTAATAAAAAAATATAAACCAACACTTTGGCATAAAATTACTTCTAAGTTTTACAAGTAAATGAAAAGAACTTTTAAAAAAGTTCCGAAGACTAAGGGCGGCGTTCCAAAGAAATATGTTAGTGGAGCAAAAAACCCAAAGGCAAGAGAAGCAGAAATTAAAAGAACTGCTAAACTCTATAAGGCTGGTAAACTTACACCAGCTATGATGAATAGAATCGCAAAACAAAGGGCTAAAAGTGTCAAATAAACAAGATGTTATAAACAAATATCACAAATCTAGTGGTATATCAAAAAGCACTTTAGGAAAAGTTTATCAACGAGGAATGGGTGCTTATTACTCTTCTGGTTCTCGTCCTGGACAAACACCGCAATCATGGGCTGCTGGTCGTGTAAGATCATTTGCTACAGGTAAAGGCGGCGCAAGAAAGGCAGACGCAGATTTATTAAGACCTAAAAAATCAAAAAAAAGGAGCTAATCATGCCAAAAGGAAAAGGAACATACGGATCTAAAGTAGGCAGACCGCCAAAGAAAAAATCTTCTAAAAAATCTAAAAAGAAATAAGTGCGACCATCCTCGGCAAAAGCCAAGGGTAGAAAACTACAGCAATGGGTTGTTGATAAACTCGTTGCAATACTTGGTTTTGATCCTGAAGATTTAGAATCAAGACCTATGGGATCTTCAGGCGAAGATGTCATTATGGGCGTACAATCACGCAAACAATTCCCTTACTCAATCGAGTGCAAAAACCAACAAGCAGTTAATGTTTGGAAAGCCTATGAACAGTCTTGTACTAACTGTAAAGATTACGAACCTTTGGTTATAATAAAGAGAAATAATACTAAGCCGTTGGCGTTAGTCGATGCAGAGTATTTTATTAAACTCCACAATAAGGAACAAAATGTCAGCGAATGAAATATGGGATTACAAAGGAATGTTTTGGGATGATGTTAATAAAAGATTTTACAGGTGGCACGAATTAAAACTCTTATTACAAGAGAGGGAATTAAAAAAGAAAAATGAAACTAAACAAAATTAAAAACATAGTAAGCAGTCTTGCTCCAACACTAGGCGCAGCTATAGGCGGGCCACTAGGCGGACAAGCTGGTCAAATACTTTCTACAGTTCTGGGTGTAAAAAACAATCCAGTAGAAATAGAAAAGGCAATGCAAAATATAACCGCAGATCAAATGATTGAACTAAAAAAATGTGAAAAAGAATTTGAAGTTCAAATGAAAGAATTAGATGTAGATATCTTCGCGCTTGAAGTAGACGATAGAAAAGATGCTAGATCTAAATTTTCAGGCGATTTAACACCCACTATATTAGGTGTTTTATCTATGGCAGGTTTTATGAGTTATATCTTTTATATAACAGCTTTTCCTATTCCAGATACCAGCGATGATATCGTCATGCTTATTATTGGTTCTTTAACTGGTATAGCTACAGCAGTTATATCTTTCTATTTTGGTGCTAGTAATAAGGATAAAAAATGAGCGAATGGAAGAACTTTAGATTAGAAGAGTTTGCTTGTAAGCATTGTGGTGAAAATAAGATTGAACATGAGTTAATAGATAAGTTACAATCGCTTAGAGAGGACTTGGGTTTTCCATTTGTTATCACTTCAGGTTACAGATGTTCAGAACATCCAGTTGAAAGCAAAAAAAGTAAACCAGGCACTCACAATTTAGGCATCGCAGTTGATATTGGTTGCAGCCACAAACAAGCATTACAAATAGTATCCGCAGCAGAAGGTTACGGATTTACAGGAATTGGAGTTAATCAAAAAGGCAATGGAAGATTTATACATCTCGATATCAGCAAGACTGAAGCTGGTCGCCCAAGGCCTCATATATGGAGCTATTGAGTTCTAATGGAGCTTTCATTTTATGTAGTTTGGAATATGCTTGTAACTTTGGTTATAGCACCATTGTTTTATTCCATACGCAAAAATGAAAACGAAGCAAAAAGAATTGATATATTAGTGAATAAAACAAGAGAAGAAATAGCTAGAGACTATGTGACTAGACAAGCACACAATGTTGAATATTCAAGATTAATGGACAAAATAGACAAACTTGATGCTAAAATAGATAAACTAATAACTTAATAACATGGCAATAGGAATACCTGGTATTAACTTACCAACACAATCAATGGCAGGGCCAGTCGCAACTGGTCAATCATATGCACAACAAATAGCTGGTGGTATGCCAATGGAACAAATCATTGCCCCAGGCGTTAGTTATTCTCCTGAACAGCCAATGGGTTATACCCAAGAAGACTTAACACCAAAATTTGTTGGCGAAGGCCCAGTTCTTGTTATGCCTAAAGCCCCAACCAAAGGAACTCCATTTGCGCCCAACGAAGGTTTTGTACAGATGCCAAGTGCGCCACAGGGCGTAACAGGCCCAACTAGACTGTTGCCTTCTTTACAAGGTTTAGATTTTAGTGGTTTGCCAAGGTATGAAGATATTAGAGATATTAGAGGTGTTGAAGATATTACACCAACATTATTTGATATTGATGTAGAAGAAATACTTAAAGATATAGACACAGAAAAATTTGAAGACATAGATTTAACGGGTATTGATATACCATCAATAGCACCAGTTATGCCTTCAGCCCCAGAAATACAACAACCCATAATTCCTGTTGTGCAAGAACCAATAGCGCCAGTAATGCCACAAGTTCCAGTAATGCCTGAACCAGTAATACCTCAAGTTCCTGTTATGCGTGAAGTTCCTGTTATGCCTAGAGTACCAATAATACCCGAACCAGTAATACAACAACCGCCAGTTAGACAAGAAGTACCATTTGTTCCAGAAATACCAAGCATACCCATGAACTTTACTGGATTACCACAAATGCCAGTCATGCCAAATATTCCAGTTATGCCTGAGTTACCAGTTGTGCCACAACCGATAGTGCCACAACCCATTCAACCAATGAACTTTACTAGATTATCCAACTTACCAGTTTCTAATTTTGTCCAGCCTAGCGTTGAAGATATTGTATCTCCAATCAGTAGAGGCAGAACATTACCACAAACACCAAGAGGATTATTTAGTTTATAAATGTCAGTCACGCACGAAGAAGTAGTTAAAGCAGCAGAAGCCGAAAGAATTTTAAATTCTGATGTCTTTAAAGAAGCAATAGAAAATCTTAAAAACGAATACATAACTCATTGGTTAAACTCTCGCGGCATTGATGATGTTGCGGTTAGAGAAGACTTCCACAGATCCTTGTTACTTCTTCCTGAGGTAGAAAGACACTTACGCATCATGGCTGAGAAAGGTAAACTCACAAAAGCCAACATAAACAAAATTCGTAACATAGCCTAAAACTTTCCCTTTTATACATTATTGGTTTAAAATATCCCTAAATACAAAATAGGAGTATTTTATGAGCAATAACGGAAAACCGACTGCTTTACAAACCGAAGGTCAAAAGGCAACCTCAGCGTTTGAAAGTTTCTTAGCCCCTGAAGAGGATACGCAAGAAGAAGCAGTCATAGAGGAAGCTGAAAGCATTGAACCTGAGATCGATGAATTAGAAGAACAAGACGAGGAATATACCGAAGAGCTTGTCGATGAAGAAGAACTCGAATTTGATGATGAAGAAGATGGTGAAGAAGAAACGGAAGTTGAAGAGGTAGAAGAGCAACCCGTCTATAGAGTCACAGTTGATGGCGAAGAGATAGAGGTCACGCAAGACGAACTCCTTAATGGTTATTCACGCCAACAAGATTATACGCGGAAGACACAGGAACTTGCCAATCAAAGAAAAACGATTGAGCAACAAGCCCAAGAGCTTCAGCAAAGAGATGCGATTTACGCACAGTTGTTACCGAAGATGGAAGCCCAATTACAGGGCGAATTGGTAAACGAACCAGATTGGGATAGTTTATACAATGATGATCCGATAGCATTTGTACGCGAAAAACAAATCTGGGATGAAAAGAAAGAAAAGCTAAAAGCTGCACAAGCTGAACAGCAAAGACTCCAAGAGGAATCATATGCTCAACAGCAACAACTAATTGCACAACAAGTGCAAGAAGGCCAGCAAAAAATTCTTGAAATCATACCAGAATGGAAAAATGCAGAAGTTGCCTCGAAAGAGAAACTAGCAATTCGCGACTATGGTATTAATGTCTTGGGATATTCACCTCAAGAAATGGATGCAATTTATGACTATCGTGCTTTGCTTGGTTTAAGAAACGCTTGGTTAAACTCTAAAACAGTTGAAGCCACGAAGAAAAAACCAACACAAAAAGCACCTGCAAGAGTAGCCCGACCTGGAACAACTACCAGAAAGAAAACAGTAGCACCAGCGAAAAGAGCAAAACAGGTTTTAGCAAAAACTGGAAAAGTCCAGGATGCTGCTAAAGTTTTTGAACAATTTTTAAAATAATTTTATAGGTAAATATAATGGCTAAAGTAACAAACGCATTTGATACATATACAGCGACTTCAGACAGAGAAGATTTAAGTAATATCATTTACAACATCTCTCCAATGCAAACTCCGTTTATGTCATCAATTGGAAAAAGAAATATTAATAATGTTGTCTTCGATTGGCAAACAGAAGCTCTAGCGAGTCCAGTGTCAACAGGTGAACTAGAAGGTTTTGAACTTTCAAGATCAGCTGCTGTTGCAACTACTCGTGTTAGCAATGTTGCTATGATTTCAAAAAGAGACGCAACTGTATCAGGCTCACAAGAGTCTTCAGACCCTGCTGGTAAGAGATCAGAAATGGCTCATCAACTAGCTATCATGTCTAAAGCTCTTAAGAGAGATATGGAAGAAGCTCTTTGTCAAAACAATGGAAAAACTACTGGTGATGCGACAACTGCTCGTAAAACTGGTGCTTTTGAATCTTGGATGAAATCTAATGTTGACAATGCAGCAGGATCAACTCCTACTGGCGGCGGAACAGCTCCAACAGACGGAACTCAAAGAGATTTAACTGAAGCTCTTTTGAAGAATGTTTTACAATCTTGCTTTGAAAATGGCGGTGAGCCATCAATAGCAATTTGTGGCCCACATAACAAACAAGTTATCTCTGGTTTCACAGGTCGTTCACAAGCAAGACAATTTGTTGATTCTAATACTGTAGAAGCATCAGTATCTATCTACTCTTCTGACTTTGGTGAGCTAAAAATAGTTCCATCAAACAGATCAAGAGAAAGATCTTTATTGTTGGTTGATCCTGAAATGGCGAAAGTATCTTTCTTGCGTGATTTCAAAACAGTTGACATTGCAACAATAGGTGATGCAGTCACTAAAATGATCGTTGTCGAGTATGGATTAGAAGTATCCAACGAAGCAGCTCATGGTTTAGTTGCTGACCTTAACGTAAGTTAATTTCTAGGTTAAGAACCTTAAAGGGATGTTTCGGCATCCCTTTTTTTTGTGTTAAAATTCTTGCATGGCTAAAAGAACTGTTATAGATCACAAGACTGGTTTTACCAACGAGTTTATTACTGAAGACGATAAAGACATCTATCACACAACTCAGGATCTAAACCCTGTAATAGAGCATTGCAAAATGCTTGCAGAACATAAACCAGGTAAAGATCTTCGCCATGTGGCAGAAGTGCCATTGGTGGTATATCAAAGAGCGTGTCGAGAAGGATGGGCCAATGATATGTCTCAATGGAGAAGATGGTTAAACAACTCAGACAATAAAGTCTTTAGAACATGGCAAGGTAAACTATGACATACGCAGAATTAAAATCTAACATTGCAAATTTTTTAAATCGTTCTGATTTAACAGATGTAATTGATACATTTATTGATAGCACAGAATCAGAATTTAACCGCAGATTAAGAGTTAAAGGTATGATTAAAAGAGCTACTGCAACATTAGATTCACAATACATTTCAGTACCAACTGATTGGTTAGAGGCTATAAACATACAAATTGATAGCGGTGATTTCTCACCTTTGTTTCAACAATCCATAGAATCATTGGATGTATACAGAAAATCTAATGACAATGTAACAGGTCAACCTATTTACTTTGCATTGGTAGATGATTCAATTGAATTTGCACCTACCCCAGATGGAAGTTATACAGTACAATTAACCTACTACGGAAAGATAGATGCGTTAAGCGATTCTAATACGAGTAACTTTTTATCCACAGGATATCCAGATGCTTACCTTTACGGATCACTAAAACACGCTTCTATCTATTTAATGGAAGATGAACGAGTGCCACTATTTACAGCACAGTTCGAGAAAGCTTTAGAAGAAATGAGGCTAGAGCAAGAAAAAGCTGAGTTTGCAAAAGGTTCTTTAATGCAAAGAAGAAGAACATATGGCAAACGCAGAAAAGACATTTATTATTTTGGTAATAACTAGGAGTATAGAAAATGGCTGGATTTAGTGATTATTTAGAGGACAAGGTACTTGACCATGTATTTGGCGGTACTGCTTATACAGCACCAGGAACATTGTATGTTGCTTTGTATACAGTAGCACCTACCGATACTGGCGGCGGTACTGAAGTAACAGGTGGGGCTTATGCAAGACAAACCTCTACTTTTAATGTCTCAGGCACATCCCCTACAACAGCGACAAACGCAGCAGCAATTGAATACCCAACAGCTACAGCCGACTATGGAACAGTGGTTGCGGTTGGTATTTTAGATGCTTCATCTAGTGGTAATTTACTTGCATATGCAAACTTAACCACTTCAAAAACTGTATCAACAGGAGATGTATTCAGATTTGACGCTGGTGATTTAGACATCACATTAGCTTAATACCATGGCCTCAGTAGGCTATGGCTCATATAACTACGGAATTGCCGCCTATGGCACTCCGCAGTATCAGGAAGCATCTGCAACAATAGCACAGACATCTGATGGCACAGCCACAGGTAGAATACAGTTTGTAAAAGGCAGTGCTATTATTGTCTCAACTTCAGGGTTTGTTTCTGCTGGAGTAGTAGTTAAATTAGGTGCATCCACCCTTGCACAAACATCAAACTTTACTGGTAATGGCGAGGTCGTTAAGTTTGGTTCATCAGTTATATCCGCAGTTTCAGGCGGTTCAGCTACAGGTCGACAAATAGATCGTGGATCAGCGACTATAGCTGAGACATCTGGAATGTCTGCAACAGGTAGACAAATAGACAGAGGCGCTGCAACCATTGCGGCAGTATCAGACTTTAGTGCAGTAGGTACGCAAATCGATAGAGGTTCTGCAACCATAGCCTCAACCAGTAGCATGACATCTGCTGGTGTATTAATTAAATTAGGATCTTCAACATTACCAGAAACATCTGGTATGACGGCCACAGGAAGACAAATAGATCGTGGTGTTTCTTCTATAGCAGCTATCTCTGATATGACTGGTACAGGTCGATTTACTATCAGTGCAAATGCAACCTTACCAGCAGTTTCAGGTTTTGATGCGACTGGTAGGCAGATTGATCGAGGCTCAGCAACGATTCAACAAACAAGTGGTTTTTCTGCTGTTGGTGGTTTAAAATGGAATGACATTATAGTTCCAGCAGAGACATGGACAGATCAAACTGCACCTAGCGGTACATGGACAGAACAAACTGTTTCATCTTCAGACTGGACAACATTAGGCAAACAAGACGCAGCTTAAAGGAATTTTTTTATGGCAGATACATTTACTACTAATCTTAATCTTACCAAACCAGAGGTCGGTGCATCCACCGATACCTGGGGAACTAAGTTAAACAATGACTTAGATGACCTAGATGCAATCTTTAGTTCTACTGGTACATCGGTAGCAATCAACCTAGATGGAGCGGTCATAGATAGCTCTGTCATTGGTGGCACTACTCCAGCAGCAGGGTCGTTTACTACTCTTTCAGCTACTACAGTCAACGACATAGCAAGTAAAGCCTTTGGCACAAACTCCATAATGATTGGGGATACTACAACTGGTACAATTGATGCAGCTAACTACAACACTGGGTTAGGTGTGGATGTTTTTGCAGCTTTAACAAGTGGTGATTATAATGTAGCTATTGGATATCAAGCAGGTGACTCAATAACCACAGGTGGTACTAATGTTCTTGTTGGCGGATTAGCAGGTGATTCAATTACTACAGGTGAAGCAAATACATCTTTAGGGCATAACTCACTAGGCTCAAATACTACAGCAAGTAACAATACAGCCATAGGAAGAAAAGCATTATTTGCTAATGAGACAGGTGCGGAAAATACAGCAGTTGGTAAAGATGCTTTACTAGCAAACACCACAGGCACAGGAAACACAGCAGTAGGTGCAACAGCATCAGATGCTATGACCACAGGAACTTATAGCACATCTTTAGGTTTTGCTGCTTTATCTACAGCCACTACACCTAATTATAATGTAGCTATAGGAGCAAGTGCTTTACAATACACAACTACTGGGTATCAAAATACTGCTGTTGGTACAAGTGCTTTAGCAGCAAATACAACTGGTGCAAATAATGTGTCAGTAGGTATGGGAGCATTAGATGCAAGTACAACAGGTTCTAGTAACACAGCAGTAGGATATGGAGCATTAACAAATAGTACGACAGCAGGTAATAATGTTGCTATTGGTGCAGATTGTGCTGCTGCAATAACTACAGGAACAGGTAATGTACACATAGGAACAGATGCAGCAAAAGCAATGACCACAGGCTCATATTCAGTAGCTATTGGACAGTTTGCACTTGATGCAGCTACAACTCAACAAGGCAGTGTTGCTATTGGTTACGCAGCACTAGGTCAAGATAGTTCAAGCTTGGGAAGAAATACCGCAGTTGGTTATAGTGCATTAGGTACTGTTTCAAGTGGGGTAGCTAACACTAGTTTGGGTTGGGCTTCAGGTGGTAGTGTGACAACAGGAAGTGGTAATCTTTGTTTAGGTTACATTACAAATTCAGGTCATAGTGGCTCACAAAATAGAATTGTTATAGGATATAACTTTAGTGGCTCTTCAGATAATAGAGTACATTTAGGAAGCCAAAGTGGGTATGTTTATAATGACTACACCTCTAATGCTACATGGACACAAACTTCTGACGAAAGAAAGAAAAAAGATATTGTTGATGATAGTCTTGGTTTAGATTTTATTAATGATTTAAGAACAACTAAATATAAATTTAAAGCACCAAGCGAGTTTCCTAAAGAATGGAAATCTTACAACGCAGACATTACAGAGCCTTGCGATGATAAAGTTCATCATGGTTTAATTGCTCAAGAAGTAAAACAAGCATTAGACAACGCAGGTGTAAATAGCTTTGAAGGTTGGGATGAACTACCTGATGGAACTCAACAACTTTCAAGAGAAATGTTTGTTATACCTTTAATTAAAGCAGTACAAGAACTTTCAGCAGAAGTTGAAAAATTAAAATCACAACTAGGATAATAAAATGGCAACAGTAACAGAAGTATTAACAGCAGCAACAGATAGCGTAACGCTTATCAACGCTGTAAATGGTGGTTCACATGATGTAAGTCTTATGACCCAAGAAGAAATCAACGAGATGGTACAAAGAAATGTAGACCATCTTGAACTTATCTTGGCTTATGAACCAGTAGACGAAGATGATGATACGCCTGACATAGTAGGAGACCCATCAGATAAGTCTAGCTATACAGATGCGATTGCTACAGGAAACACATACATTTCCAACAACAGCTAAGTGAATGGCATTATTCCCAATTACACCCCCCGCAGGCATAGTCAAGAACGGGACTGATTATGGCAACAAAGGTCGTTGGGTTGACGGGAATTTAGTTCGCTTTGAAAATGGCTACCTTAAACCTATAGGTGGCTGGACAAAACTTAAAACCACAGCATTAGATGGCGCACCCATTGGGATGTACGCCTATAACGATAACTTAGGCCAACCAGTATTAGCAGTTGGTACAAGAGAAAAGGTTTATGTTTTATACGACAACACCTGGACTGATATTACTCCGTCTGGTTTTGTTAATGATGCAAGTCAAGATCCTCTTGGTTATGGTGCATACAATTACAATGTAGAAGATTATGGTGATGCTCGTTCACAATCAGGTTTACCTTTAGATACAGGTCATTTTTCTTTTGATAACTGGGGTGAACATTTAAACTTCTGTTTTTCTGGCGATGGTAAGATTTACCAATGGCGACCAGACTCAGCAGGTGGATCACCCGACACCATAGCTACAGTCGTATCTAACGCACCCACAGGCAATCAAGCAATTATTGTAACCAACGAAAGACATTTGGTGGCCATAGGTTCAGGCGGAGATCCAAGAAAAATTGCTTGGTCAAATAGAGAAGATAATACCAACTGGACATCTAAAGCTACTAACACCGCAGGTGATTTACAAATCCCTACAGGTGGTAGAGCTATTATGGCAGCATCATTTGGTAATGACATTATCATTTTTAGTGATACAGGTATCAGCAGAATGTTTTATGCAGGCTCACCATTTGTTTATGGTATTGCTGATGCTGGAACTAACTGTAAAGCAGTCAGCAGAAGATCTATTGTTTCTACTGGCAACTTTCTTGGATGGATGGGTGAAAACTCTTTCTTTGTGTATGACGGAACTGCAAGAGAAATACCATGCGAAGTGCATGATTATGTTTACGATCAACTTAATGTACCAGGCAAACAAGCATCTTGGGGCGGACACAACTCTAACTTCAATGAGATTTGGTGGGGATTCCCAAGTGGCGATACACAATACGCACCAAACAAATATGTCATTTGGAACTATGGTGAAAATGTTTGGTCTATTGGTGAACTAGATAGAGGTTGTTGGGTTGATCAAGGTGTCTTTGATTTTCCAACTTCAGCAGATAACGCTGGGTTTATCTATCAACACGAATCAACACTATTGGGTAACTCACCTAATTTGGGTACTGCTGTTCCATATGCGACCTCTGGGCCTATTGAAATAGGCAATGGTGACAATTATGTCCAATGCAATCAAATACTTCCAGACGAAGAGGCTAATACACTTCCAGGTGTCACCCTTAGTTTCAAAGGTAAATTTACTCCACTAGGCCCTGAAACGGACTTTGGATCATTTACTTTTGAAAGTGATGGTTATACCGATGCTAGGTTTACTGCAAGACAAGTCTCAATGACAGTCACAGGCAGTACCACACAAGATTTTCAGGTGGGTAATATACGCTTAGATGTTAAACAAAGAGGCAGAAGATAATGGATTTATCTGCACAAAGACAGTACATACAAAGGGCAACCAATGTTAAGTATTCTTTTACAGCTACCACACAGCAAACTATCTATACAGCACCTAGCGGCGGTGACTTTGATTTTGCGATTATTAAAGATTTCATAGCTTGTGACCATGGTAATCAACAAACCAACTTAGATGTATCAATTACCGATACCAGTTCTAATGAGTTTTTTCTTTATAAACAACACAATATAACTGCATACGCTACAGATGAATTGGTACTTGGTTCAGGAATAATTATTCAACAAGGTGAAATAATAAAAGCACAAGTAAATCATGCAAACATTGATTTGATTTTAAGTATTATTGAATATGGAAAAGGCGACTAATAAAGTCATACCTATTAAAAAAGAACCCGAAGAATGGGAGGTTCAATGGGAACGCTGTAAGCCATATATAGCAAAAGCTATCAAACATCAAGATTCCTATACAATAGACGATATAGAGGATAAAATAAGACATGGAATATTCCATTTATGGCCAGCTAAGAAGTCGGCTATGATAACTGAATTTGTAGTATTCCCCCAAAATACAGCAATGAACTTGCTATTTTGTGGTGGTGATTACAAGGAGTTAGAGGATATGTTGCCATCCTTAGAGGCATTTGCAAAAGCCGCTGGTTGTAAAAGATTATATGGCGGTGGTAGAAAAGGATGGTTAAGAAAACTAAACCATTTAGGTTTTAAATCAGAAAATTTAATTAGTAAAGAATTATGAGTAAAGGCAAATCAACACAATCAGTCAGTCTACCAGCATACCAAGAAGCACAAGCAAAAGAGCTATTCCAAGCTGGTAAATCATTAGCTGCTACACCATTCGTTCCATATACAGGCCCTAGAGTTGCTGGATTTAATCCAGATCAACTTAGACAATTTCAAGCCACCCGTGGCTTATTTGAGACTGGTATGGAGTATGACCCTTTATCTGGCATACAAGAATTAGCACAAAAAGAAGCCCCACAAATAGGTCAAGTTGGCTCATTATTAGGCGCTGACATAGGTGCATATCAATCTCCCTATCAACAACAAGTTATCGATCAAACGATGGCTGATATACAAAGACAATCTGATATTGCACAGCAACTAGCACAATCAAGAGCAATTAAGGCTGGTGCATTTGGTGGATCTCGTTCTGCTTTACTTGAAACTGAAGCGACTAGACCTTATATAGAACAACAAGCTAGAACATCTGCTGCATTAAGACAGGCTGGTTTCGAACAAGCACAAAGAGCTGCTGAATCAGATATCGCAAGACAACAGCAAATGGCAATGTTTGCCCCAGAATTAGAGCTACGCGCAAGACAACAACAAGCAGGATTGCTTGGGGGCGTGGGCGCAGAGCAACAAGCAAGACTTGGACAGCTTGGTCAAAT